TATGCTGGCGGTGGCGGTGGTGGCGGAACTACCAACTCAACCCCCGGCTCGGGCGGTTCAGGTGGCGGCGGTAATGGTGGTACTGCAAGTCACGGCAATGGAGCAAATGCAACTGGGTACGGCTCTGGCGGGGGCGGCGGTGCTTACCAAAACGGAGATGGAGGTTCTGGGTCAGATGGGGTTGTAATCATACGCACTACCAGCACTGCCGCTTCAACTACTGGATCTCCAACAACTACGACAGACGGGTCTTACAATATTTATACTTTCACTGGCACAGGAAGCATTACATTCTAATGGCGCACTTCGCAGAAATCGGTTTAGACAATGTTGTCCTTCGCGTTTTGGTTGTCAACGATGATGTTTTATTGGATGCAGACGGAAATGCATCAGAAAATCTCGGTCAAGAGTTTTGCCGTAATTTATTAGGCGGAACATGGATTCAGACAAGTAAAAGCGGATCATTCCGCAAAAACTTTGCAACTAAAAATTACACCTATGATTCAGCAAGAGATGCATTTATTCCACCTCAACCGTTTGACTCATGGGTCTTAGATGAAGAAACGGCGAGATGGGTAGCTCCTGTTATCCGCCCAGAAGATGACGCTGTATACCAGTGGGATGAGCCGACACAAACATGGTTTGAGGTGTAGATATGGCGCTAGTTCTTAAAAACCGAGTACAGGAAACCACAACCACGACTGGCACTGGAACGGTAACACTCAGTGGTACGGCCCCAACAGGGTTTCAGACGTTTTCCTCCGTCATGTCTAACGGCGACACAACGTATTATCAGATTACCGATGGTACAGATTGGGAGCTCGGTGTTGGCACCTATACAGCCAGTGGCACAACCCTCGCTCGAACAACGATCTTAGAGTCGAGCAATAGCGGAAGCGCCGTAAACTGGGGAGCAGGGTCAAAAGATATTTTAATGGTACTGCCTGCACAGAAGATTGTTGATCCGAGTGATATACCGGCGGCGGGTGTAACAACAGGTAAAGCCATCGCTATGGCAATCGTATTCGGAGGATAAAATGGCGGCACCAAACATTGTAAACGTAGCAACAATTACGGGTAAAACAGCGGTACAAGCTGTCGGAACATCTGCCACTGCGATTGTCACGAACTCGGCATCAAGCGGAAAAGTGTTCAAGGTAAATTCTTTGTATGTGTCTAACGTTGATGGCACTGATAATGCGGAAGTTAACATTGATCTGTTCAGATCATCGACTGCTTATCACATTGCCAAAACACTTGTAGTGCCTGCTGATGCAACGATTGATGTACTGAGCAAGCCAGTTTATCTAGAAGAAGGCGATGCTTTGCGGCTAACAGCTAACGCCGCATCAGACTTAGAGGCGGTCTGTTCTTACGAAGAGATTAGCTAATGGCTAGTTTTCCGTCGAGCCAGATATGGACACTAAAAGACCACGCAAAAGTTGTGCGTGGCGATATCGTGTATCCAACAGTATCGGAAGGGTCTTCTGTGTGGAAAATGCGGGAAGCGTCGACGGCACGTTCTGTTGGGGTTTATCCCAATGATGACATTGTAGCTACAGAAGGCTACAACTATGCACAAAGCTATATAGCAACAACGGGCGGATCAATAACAACGGTCACCAGTGCCGGTTCAATAAATACTGCCTTAAATAATCTTAGTGACGGCGATGTGCTGTTGCTAGCTTCTGGAAACACTTACACAGTTACTAGTGAGGCAACTGACGGTTATGGTAACGATCCGTGGCGACACAAAAATGTGTTGATCTGCGGTGATACAGATGATGCGGCAAACGTTGTACTTGAATGGACCAAAGCCGCCGGTCGCGGCATGCATATATTTGGCGGCGGGGACTCAACTCACGTTCCAACTGTTAACAAGCAAAGTGCGTTTGTGACATGGTATACACAACAAACATCCGAGACTAGCTATATCAACGCACTTGTTGCTCAAGTAGCCTCAACCGGTCCTGCAAAAGGGCGGCTAGTCAACTGCTACATTGATCAGTCAACTGGTGGCATATCGTGGCACTACAACAACGGCAATTTGACGACAATTGACGTCGAGTTTATTCGTTGCACGTTTGCTAACTACTCAAGCTGGTATGAAAGTTATTCAGGCAGAGATGATGTGATTACAGTCACGGATTGTTTGTTTGATGACTCAACTGACACGACTGAGTATGTTAATGGTGGTGGCAATACAACAGGAGCCACTGTTGACACAACAAACCGCTCGTATAATACAGGGACTTATACATCATCGGGGCATCTATACATTCCGAATACAACGGCGGTGTTTTAAATGGCCGATTTTCCGAATCCAGCGTCTGCTTCATCCATGTGGAGCTTAAATCAAGTTGCTCGCGCTAATAAAGCGGGAAAGTGGACCCCCCTTTTAGGGGCGGGGCTTGATGTACTAATTGTCGGCGGCGGTGGCGCAGGCGGCACTGGTGCTAGTGGTTATGTCGGAGGCGGCGGCGGCGCAGGTGGAGTAGTTTACTTGCAAGGTCAGGTGGTCCCATCAGGAACAGTTACTGTAACAGTTGGGTCGGGCGCGTCGGGAACTGGCGGTACTGGCACTAATAGTTCTGTCAGTGGCCTCTCGGGCGGCACGGCATACGGCGGTGGTTCTGGCGGGACAAGCACCGCTAATGACGGTATTGATGGAGCATCTGGTGGTGGTGGCGGATGCAGAAATGCGGGCGGTACATCATCAGGAGGATCCGCTTTATATACCGGACAAGGAAACGATGGCGGTATCGGCTATTTAAGAAACTCAAATTCCAGCTTTATTCATTCAGGTGGTGGCGGCGGCGCGTCTCAGGCAGGCGGAGATGCAACTAATAGCTATGCAGGCGGTGGTGGAAACGGTGTAGCAAATAGCATCACTGGTACGTCTACTTATTACGCCGGTGGAGGCGGAGGATCAACTTTTAATACTGGAAATGAAGGTGCTGGTGGTCAAGGTGGCGGCGGTGATGGTGGTAACACTTACCAAAGTAATGGCCAAAGCGGTGACGCTAAGACTGGTGGTGGAGGTGGTGGAACAGGTACTTCTACTGTTCCGCAAGGCGGCTCTGGTGTTGTTATCTTCCGCTCCCCTAATCAAGCTACCCAAACTACAGGATCTCCAACCACATCCACGGATGGCGCATTTTACATCTACAAATTTACCGGCTCTGGGAGCATACAGTTCTGATGGCTCATTTTGCGAAGATCAATGCAGAAAACATCGTTGAGCAAGTTGTCGTTGTTGAGAACACAGTGCTCGAGGACGGAGATCTAGTTGAGCAAGAGTCGTTAGGAATTCAGTTTTTGCAGTCCTTGTTTGGGGGCGAGTGGGTACAAACGAGCTATAATAAGGTGTTCCGAAAAAACTTTGCGGGGATAGGCCACGTTTATGATGCAGAGAGAGACGCGTTTATTCCTCCAAAACCTTTTGATTCGTGGGTACTCGATGAAAGCACTTGTTTGTGGGAAGCCCCAGTTCCGATGCCTGATATTGAATTAGGGGTTGAAACAGCATACTGGGACGAAGACAATCTTCAGTGGGTAGTTGAATAGTGTTTGGATTTAAGGCGTTTGCTGAAGCTCCCATAGCCGCTGAAAAAGAGCAGGCACAGGCACAATCATATGTCGGTGCTATTGGCGTATCTGCGATTGGCGTGCATGCTATTGGGCGCGTCACTACCCAGACAGTTGAGGCTGGCAATGTTGATGTGACCGCATCCGCCGCTGGCGTAACTGTCACCGTCAATAATCCCGCCGCAACGGCTGGTATAGCTATAACAGCATCTGCTTCAGGTGTTACCCTCACACTTAGCGACCCCGCCGCAACAGCAAAGGGCGGCGCGACAATTGCTGTCGATGGACACAAGGCCCGACAAACATTTACCGTTACGGTCTCTAACGACGGGTCCGGAAACAAGTATTATATCGATGGAGTCAAACAAGACTCCCTCTCACTACACGAAGTTGGAATCTACCGCTTCGATGTATCTGACTCCACAATCAGTGGACACCCCTTCAAGTTCTCAACGACTTCCGACGGTACCCACAACAGCGGTACAGAGTACACTACCAATGTAACGACAGTCGGCACAGCAGGCAATGCCGGGGCGTATGTCGAAATTGAAGTCACAACATCTACGCCTGACCTATACTACTACTGTGGCATCCACAGTGGTATGGGCGGAAGCATTACGTTTGTAGAGGACTTTTCTCAGGTACCATTCGTAATCGAGCGGAGTCTCCCGGTGGCAAGCGCCAATGCGGGGGCCATCACGCAGGTACAGGCCGCGACCATTGGCCTAACAGCGGCTGAAGCATCTGTACTTGCTGGTGCTACGGCAACATTCTCCGACAGTATCGAAGTCGGTCTTACTGCGCCTGTTTCATCTGCTTCAGCATCAAAAACAGTCACTATTTCGGACAATTTGTCCATCACCGTCACTGCACCTGATCAAGACATCAGAGTTAGAACCTTAAGCACCTACGCAGGGCGAGTTGATCGATTCACCACAAAGCACAATTTTAACTTCCCAACAGTAAACCTGTCGTTCCCGACTACATTCACATTGTCGTCAGGCACAGGTGCGGGAAGTTGGACCGTTAACTCATACACCACCATAAACAAGCGGCTGATTGACTGGGATAGTCAGAGAGCGTTGGTTTGGTTTGACGGCAAAAAAAGCACCGATTCTTCAAACAATTCATGGATGGCAACGTGGGAATTTGACCTAAGTGGCAATCTCACGATTATTCGCGTCGATGCCTTCATGCAATGGGCGAACTTTGGGATATACGCTGATTATGTAGATGCCCTTAGAGGGTCATCATTCATAGATGGCGACCTAGAAATTCATCCGGCGGCTAGCGGTGACGTCCAAATGATAACGCCTGCGGTGAGTTTCCAAACATCAGGAACTTACTCAGGAACGTATTTATACGTCAATGTTCGTGCGATAAGTTGGAATGCTTCGGTTTCCCACATTAATACGAATAGTTTGTTATACAGCAATTGGGCTCCCGCTAAAGTATCTAGTCGCACCGACTATTCAGATGTCACAATTTTCCCTATCAATATAGGCTCAGGAACTCCGCAGGAATGGCCGCCCGCGAGGACAGTTCTTCCGTGGAGGGGCGATTGGGGAAGTCGTTCTAGGCAAAATTATTTAGTCTGGCCGATCACAGTAAACGCTAAGTATTATCTGTACCTCGCGGCAGAAAATGGGGACTTAATAAGCGTCTATTCAGATACATCTGCTAGCCCGAGCGCGGCTCTGTTTAGGGCCGAGGCTAAAAAATTCGCTGACGGTACGTATGCAAACTACTGTATTGGCGATTCTACCGATGACTTCATATGGTTCCATGATGACAGTACGGAATATAAGGATAAGGCAGAGAAATATTTAAGCCTTAGTGAGCCAGTCCAAACATTTGACACGGACATGGAAGTCGATATTACCGACTCCGCTTTACAAGTCGCTGAACTAACAACAACCATTACTGCACCAGATGGCATTGCTGTCGAGGATGTTACGGCTTCGGCGGCAGGCGTGACTGTCTCTATTTCTGCTCCCTCTGTTGCTAATACCGTGGAGACAGTTGCCTCTGCATCAGGGGCTACTATCTCTGTTAACGCCCCAACCGTTTTGGTAACAGTAGACGATACGGCAACTGCGTCAGGCGTAAACATACCCCTAACGAGTCCCGCTGTTGATGCTAGCGGTGGAGCTATCGCGCAGGCCGCGGGTAGCACCGTTAGTATCTCATCCCCAGTGGTCGATGTTAATGGAGGAGCTAGAGCACAAGCGGCTGGCGATGTAATCGATGTTTTGTCTCCTGCTGTCGATGCTAACGGAGGAGCTAGAACACAGGCAACTGGTAGCACAGTTAGTATTTCGTCTCCTGTTGTTAATGCTAAAGGAGGGGCTACAGCACAAGCGGCTGGCGATGTAATCGACGTTTCTTCTCCTGCTGTCGATGTAAATGGAGGAGCCGTAGCAGAGGCAACAGGTGAGACGATTATCATATCGTCGCCAGTGACGAATGCAGGAAGCTCTAATACAGCACAAGCAACTGGTAGCACAGTTAGTATTTCGTCTCCTGCTGTCGATGCTAACGGAGGAGCTAGAGCGCAAGCGGCTGGCGATGTAATCGATGTTTCTTCTCCTGTTGTCGATGTAAATGGAGGAGCCGTAGCAGAGGCAACAGGCTCAACGATTACCGTTTCTTCTCCCGTTATAGATGCTGACGTTGATGATACTGCCACGGCATCAGGTGCGACAGTCTCTGTTTCTGCACCGTCTGTTTCTGCCAGTGTAGCGGCAACTGCAACGGGTACTCTTCCGACTGTATCGGTAATAGACCCTGACGTAGTAGTAAGTACGGACGCTGAAACAGCCGACATTACTGGCACGTCGACGGTTTCTGGTACTTTTGTTCTTATTAAAAATGTTGCGGCTAGTGTAACGGGCACCGCATCGGTTAGCGGCGACGCTTCGTTCGTTATTAGCGAATCCGGTTCTGTAGCAACAACTGCGACTGTATCTGGTGAAGGTACAACGTTACAAGGCATTGAAGGATCGATAGCCGGATCATCAACAACTTCGGCGAGTTTAATTCGTCTTAAAGACGCGGCTGGTAGCTCGACGGGCTCGACAAATCTTTCCGCAAGCTGTACAATAGTTAAAGACGTAGGCTCCACAGTTAGTGGTACAGCCACTGCTTCTGGTTCTATTGAAACGTATCTCGTATTTAGTGGGTCGACAGAAGCAACAGCGAGCACGTCGGCGTCTTCGAGCTTTGTTTTCGGTTTTACTGGGACTGTAGAGTCTTCTGCAACACTAGCCGCTTCAGCATTTGTTACGAGACCGCTTATCGCGGAGGATATTTCTCCGTTCCGGACAATTACAATTCCTGCGGACCCTCCTTCTGTAGTGACCGTGCATAGCGATACAATACGCTATGCGCTTATATTCCCGGAACGCCGACGTTATATAAGGATAGTTTCATAATGGCTTACAAATTTCCTGATAAAGACTCCGGGGATAAACTGGACTTTACCGTAGATTGGACTCTCTACTTGCGTAGACTTAATGTAGATATTGCGGCATTTCAGTGGAAGATCAAAAAGGCGGATGGAACTTTTGTAAATTTTGATCTGGGAGAAGTATTTGAAGACGACGCAGTCTCTGCATCTTCTGATTCATCAGTTGGACTGATAAACGCAGGGCAGTTTCAGGATGGTAACAAGTTGACTATTGTCTTAGATAAAGGGATTAACGGGCAAACTTACACCCTTTCATGCCAAATTACGACTGACGTAGCAGGTGCTACAGGGGCCGCTGTAATTACAGACCGTGACATCGTATTGAGAGTGAGGGACCGATAGATGGCATATGATTTTTTGGGTCTCGTAAATGACATTGCAAAACGTCTGAACGAAACAGAACTTACCGAAGACGATTTTCCAACTGCTGTTGGTGTGTATGCGGCATTTAAAGACTCGGTTAATTCTTCGATTCGCCACATCAACCACTCGCATTTCTTTTACCCTTTTAACCATAACGTAGAAAATGAAGTTATGACAGCGGGAGAGTCTCGGTATCCTATCCCTGATACTGCAAAGTACGTGGACTACAACTCGTTCCGCATCACGCGTAGCACTGATCCAAAAGTTGACGAAGGCCGCAAGCTAGAGCCTATGTCTTACGGGGAGTACCTGCGACTTTACGTAGATCAAGAGTACGAAACGGATGCGTCTAAAGGGTCAATGCCGCGGTATGTTGTTCGAGCACCCAATCAAGAATACATTTTAACTCCGATGCCGGACGAAGCATACAGCTACCAGTACGAGTACTACATGAATGCTCCGGACCTTGAAGAGTATGATGACGTCCCAACGATCCCAGAAAACTACCGCTACTTAATTGTCGAAGGAAGTATGTACTACGCGTATATGTTCCGGGATAACATTGAACAAGCAGGTATCGCCCAGAAGAAGTTTGAGAATGGTATCAAGAATATGCGTTCTATTCTCGTAAACGAGCACATGTATTTTAAGGCGTACTAAGATGGATCGCTGGCAGACGTACCCCGTATCTTTTGCAGGCGGATTACAGACAAACCTCAGTTCACTTGAACAAGGAATGTCTGTTCCCGGAACTGCACAGAAACTGATCAACTTTGAGCCAGCTATCGATGGTGGCTACCGGCGTATAAAAGGATACCAAAAGTACGACACAACAGCAGTCCCCGGAACAGATGATATTCGAGGCTTATGCTTTTTCAAAGACGCGGCGTACGTAGCACGAGGTCCCAACCTGTACTTTTCAGGCGGAAGCGGGTGGGCGGAGCTAACTGACAATTTAACTTACGGCTCGGTTGGATTAACTCTGGGTACGGGGACAAAAGCTGTCCGCTTTGCGACGCTTGATTTTGATGGCAATGACACTCTGCTGATTCTTGACCCTGACGGTAAAGCGTTACAGTATAAAGGCGGCGTTCTCAGCCGACTAACGGGTATTCCATTGGATGGGTCGAGTGCTGAGTACGTAGCAGTTTTTAAAAACCACGTGTTTCTTGCGTCAGGACGTAATGTTGTATTTTCGTCGCCTTATTCTACTAGTGATTACACTGCGGCTTCTGGCGGCGGCGTAATTAACGTAACACATGAGATAACAGGCTTAATAACTTTCCGCGACATGCTGTTGATATTCACAGAAAACAGCATCTTACAACTTACGGGGAGTACGATTGCAGATTTTAACGTTCGCCCTATCACTGACAACTTAGGTTGCGTACATCCGGACACCATACAAGAGATTGGTGGTGATGTTATCTTCTTGTCTCCCGACGGGTTGCGGCTTGTATCAGGCACCGAAAGAAACGATGACTTTGGGCTCGGTGTTGTTTCGCGCGGCGTTCAGCAAGAAATGAAGTTATTTATCGAGAATCATAGTTCTTTCTGTAGCATCGTTATCCCAACAAAATCTCAGTACAGGGTGTTCGGTACTTCTTCAACTCCAAACAGTGAAGGCCGCGGTATCATCGGCGTTCAGACTGCGCCACAAGGTGGTGACGGAATGATGTGGGCTGAGACTATCGGTATCAAAGCAGAGTTTGCGCACGCAACGTACTCTGGAAGAGAAGAGGTCGTTATCTTTTCTAATGACACAGATTACGTGTATAAGATGGAATCGGGAAACAGCTTTGACTCCGAGGATATACAGGCGACGTACATTACTCCCCATTTGCCAATTACAGATCCGAGTACGCGTAAGACACTCTATAAGATGGATGTATTCACAGATCCTGAAGGGTCTTTTGACCTCACGATTGACACCATTATTGATTACGAAGTTACTAATGTTGTTCAGCCTGTTCAAAAGGAAGTCTCAAGTAATGTAGGGGCAGACGAGTTTGCCCTGTACGGAACGAGTGTGTACGACACAGGTGAATACTCCAACGCTGTAATTAACGACTTGTTCAAGATAAATCTCGAGGGGTCAGGGAAGATGTTTGCATTCAAGTTTATATCTGAGGGAACTCTGCCCCCAATCTCATTAAACGCAATGAGTATTCAATATGCTCAAAATGGAAGACGATAATGACTGGCTACACTCGAAATAATTCAAACATATCGACTGGTAATGTTATTCGTGCGAGTGATCTTAACGGTGAATTCGACGATATCGTAACTACTTTTAATGCTACATCGGGCCATACTCACGATGGCACTTCTGCTGAAGGTGCACCTATTACAAAAGTAGGTCCGGCGCAGAATATAACGGTGTCGGCGATAGGCGTGACGCCTTCAATTCATGATCAAATGGATCTCGGTACATCTGCCTTACGTTATAAAGCAGGCTATTTTCAAGGTAATGTAGTTACTGCTGGAAACTTTACGGGGTCTGTTGTCGGGGATGTAACAGGTAACGTTACAGGAGACGTAACTGGTAATGTGACGGGGGACCTAACCGGCAATGTAACAGGTAATGTAACTGGTAATCTGACCGGCGACGCAACCGGAGATATCTACGCGTCTGACGGCACGTCAAAGATTCTCGAAAATGGTACGGACGGTACCGACGCTACGTTCACAGGCAATGTGACAGGAAACGCCGATACTGCCACGACTCTTGCTACTGCGCGTAACATTGCAGGTCAATCTTTTGATGGGTCCGCAGACATTTCAATTGCAACTACAGATTTAACGGATGTAACGGCAAGCGCAACTGAAATAAACGTCCTTGACGGTATTACTGCAACAACATCAGAGTTAAACATTTTAGATGGCGTCACGTCGACTGCAACAGAACTCAATATTTTAGATGGGGTAACAGCTAGCACTACTGAACTTAACATCTTAGATGGGGTAACAGCTACCACTGATGAATTGAACATTCTCGACGGTGTAACTTCGACTGCAACAGAACTCAACATTTTAGATGGGGTAACAGCTACCGCTACTGAACTTAACATCTTAGATGGGGTAACAGCTACCACTGCTGAACTTAACATCTTAGATGGGGTAACAGCTACCACTGCTGAATTGAACATCTTAGACGGAGTCACCGCGACTGCTACGGAACTTAATATTTTAGACGGAGTCACCGCAACAGCCACAGAGTTAAATTATGTAGACGGTGTTACGTCCAACATCCAGACACAACTCGACTCAAAACAAGCAACTTTGACATCTACTTCAAACGGGTACGGAACACGTACCGTATCTACATCTGATCCGTCTGGTGGAAGTGACGGTGATATTTGGTACGTAGTGGAATCGTAGTATGCCTCCGGTTCACGTAAAAAATAATGGCGCAATTAAACAGGCGTCTCAAGTTTACGTCAAAGACGGCGGAGTTTGGAAAGAAGCTCAAACCGTCCATGTGTATGAAAATGGGCAGTGGAAACTCGTTCACTCCGCGGGCATTCAGATTAACACGAGCACAGGGTATAATAGTCATACCGGTATAACATACACCCACACGCTCACTACTCCTTACTCAAGTTCGAGCGATGTTCAGACCGTTTCTGTCCCCTCTAATGCTTTGTATATGGATTTCTTTATGTGCGGAGGAGGCGGTTCTGGGGGAACTCCTCCTTCAACTGCGACGAGTAATTGGATTGGATCAGGTGGGGGTGCGGCTCCGATACTGTACGGCACAACTACTATTGACCCAAACCGGAGACCTTCAACCTTAAAGTGTCGAGTAGGAAAACGAGCGACTGGTAGACAGAGTAACGGCGAAGGGCTAGCAGGTGGACTTTCGCGTATAGGTGCAACTGACACCGACACCTATGGCCAGATAGGTGAACTAATTGTTTGTCCCGGAGGAGCACCCGGAAGACCGGGGGACGGAGAGCATAACCGAGCACTTTATCAGCCGGGTGATATGAGGGTTATGGTTCCTATTGTAGGGCAGTATGCTGACTCGAATGGAAACAACTTTTCAGGACCGAGTCCTGTGTCTTACGCTAACAATCAGTGGTCGTCGGGCGACAGTAACACAGGATTAGCAGAAGGCACTACAGTAAACTCATCAACGTATCTCGGCTCAAATGGAACACACGCACGAGTAGGTTTCCCTCGAACGGCTATGACTTTACTTCCAGATTCAGGAGGTTTTTTAAGAGCGTCAAACGGTGGCGGTTCCGTAATATATGACGACCTTTGTGATTTAGACTCTGACCGTGACGGTATTGCCGCTAGCAACTTTCACGCGCATGGAAGAGTTCTTATGTGGATGGAAAATTCAGAGTGGAAGTACAGAGAAAAACAAGGCAGTAATTCTGTTTACATTTCAACTACTGTTCCTCCTGTTCCCCTATACCCTGATGACGTTTTTACCGACAGTTCTACGGGATCAAACTTTTTTAACGGATTTGAAGTGGGGGTGATACTTGCGGAACCATCTGAACGAGCAACGGGATACGCCGGAACATTTCGTGGAGAAGCTAATGCGTCTGGCGCACCACAAAACCAGACGTTTTCTAGAACAACAGGGGCGTTAGGATCAGGGACTAGCCTGACAGGGTGGTCAGGAGACACCCCGGTAAGAAAGGGGGTGTCTAACACCACTGATTACGGGCACGGGTCCGACGCTGGCACGAGCTATTCCGGAGGGTCCGGCACTAACAGCACAGATGGTATAATACAAATTAGGTTTAGGTCTTCATAGTATGCCCCCGATTAATGTAAAAAACAGCGGCACATATAAAGAAGCGTCCGAGGTTTACGTTAAAGATAACGGAAGCTGGAAAGAGGCGCAGGAAGTATGGGCGTATGATAACGGCCAGTGGAAACTAGTTCACAGTGCTGGGGTAAGGATTAATATCAATAGGTCAAATAACTACAATAGTTTGACCGGTGTTTACTACAGCAACACATTTACGACAGGATCGGATTCATCAAAAACTAACCCCACAGGCTGGCATTTTGTTTCAGTGCCCTATGGAGCTACGCATCTTGATTTCTTTATGTGCGGAGGTGGAGGCTCTGGAGGAACTGCCCCACAGGGAGCTTCAAGTTTGTGGATAGGTACGGGGGGAGCGGCGGCCCCTGTACTTTACGGCACACTTACTGTCAATACATCATGGTCGACGAGCTCCTTTAACCCAAAAATTGGAATTAAAGTCGGGACAGGAGGATCTGGAAGAAATTCATTAGGAGAAGGACGCTCCGGTACATACTCAGAAATATATCGGGCAACGTCTAGCAACACCATACTCTCAAGTGAGCAAGCTTTTTTACAGTGCCCCGGAGGTGCTGGAGGACGTCGGGGGGACGGAAAACATAAACGTATTATGTATCAGCCGGGAACTTTTGACGTGTGGTTTCCTATCGGAGCTACAGGTGACTACCAAACGTTGTCATGGGCAGACGATCCGTCTTCGTCGTTTAATTCGCCTTTAAATGAAGAAACTACAGCCGAAGACAATGGTTACTACTATATACCATCAAACCGGCCAGACAGAACGTGGCTTCAACTTCCCGCTAGAGACATGTCTTTAGATAACCGGTACGGTTACCTTAAAAAAACCGGTGGCGCATCTACTGAAGTAGCAGAAGAAGACGCGGATAGCACCAGCAACTCGGACAATTTACATAAACGAGTTCTCGTATGGACTCAAGACGCGGGGTGGCAGTTTAGGTACCACAGCGCGTATAACACTTTTGTCTGCACAGCAGGAGGTAGCATAAGTGATTCCGGTATGCCTTTTTATCCTGACTATATTTTTACGGACGCTTCGACAAACGACGCTTTTGATGGGTTTGAGTTAGGGTCTGTTATAGCGGCCCCGCCAAAGCGAGCTACCGGGTACGCGGGATCATTTAGAGGAGAAACAGACAGTTCGGGTGTTCCACAACTTGAGAACTTTTCTAGAACTTCTGGCGCACAGGGAACGGGCACTAGTCTTACGGGGTGGTCTGGTGATACCCCAATAAGACGCGGCGGACGTAATGGTATGGACTACGGATCTGGCGGCGACGCCGGAGCTAGCTATAATAACGGATCAGAGCAGGGCACAGACGGGGTTGTGCAAGTAAAATTCCGGACGGAGACTTAATCTGTGGACATGATGTATTGGAACTTAGCTCTCTCCCTAATTATTGGGCTCGTTAGTTGGTTTGGCATACAGATGCACAGTGAGGTGCATCGCCTTTCTGTCCTACTCAACAAAACACGTGAAGAAATCGTACAGTGTCAGTTATCTATCGCAGAAAAATACGCCCGTAAAGACGAAGTAAAAGCAGACATGCAACGTGTGATGGATCGACTCGATGCCCTCGACGCGAAGATCGACCGCTTGATAGAGACGCGCACGTGATCTTTGAAATTGGTCTTGCCATACAAGGTATCAAGGCCGCCAACGAAGCCATCGGTGCCATCAAAGAGATGTGCGGCAACATCCAGTCTGTCGGGCAGATGGGAGGTCACCTCACAAAACTAGCCGACGCAAAGGAAGAACTTCAGAAGAAAGCAGAAGAAGGGTCAATGGAACACTTCTTCGAGCTTGAGAAGATTCGCCAGCAAGAGGCTGAAATTAAACAACTTTTTATATACAACGGTCGCGCCGGCCTCTGGGAAGATTACCAGAGGTTTATGCAAACCCGCAAAGAATTGAAAGAAAAGGAGCGTAAAAGAATTGAACAAGCGAAAGCCCGTAAGAAAAGACTTATTAAAGAATGGAGCATTGGCATTGCTGTTACCCTTGCCGCCCTTTCTGCTATTGGGATTTGCGCTTACGTTTTATATTGGATCATAACCAACAAAGGAAAGTAACCGTGTGGATACTCTTCACCATACTTCTTACGGCGGAGGGGTATTACACACATACACAGGGACCATTCTCCACGATGGAAGATTGCTTTGAAGCACGAGAATTCTTAATAGCAACAGGTCCAAAGCCAAAGATTAACTACGAAGCAGTCTGCATTCAGACAGATGAACTCGGTGGAGCAACATGACAGAACAAGAAAAAATGTACGACTTAAACGGTGATGGGATTATTGATGTCGAAGAACGTAAACTCATGCTTGAAGATCGCCGCAGACGCCTTGAGGACGATGACAAACAACGTGACCAAATTCGGGTCATGGTGTGGTTCGCGTTGGCAGGAATGCTCCTATATCCGTCTGGTATTTTTCTCTGTGATCTTCTCGGCCTCACTACTGCCGCTAGCATTCTCGGTGATATTAGTCCTACTTACTTTGTGGCTGTATCTGCCTTAGTGGCTAGCTTCTTCGGCGTGTCGGCTTACCAGACAAAGAAGAAAGGTGAATAAGAATGTTAAACCTACTCATCGGACCCGCCGTAGACCTCGCAAAAGATTTTATTAAGGGCAAGGCAGACGAAAAGAAAGCGATCCAACAGCGCAAGATCAACGCGATCAACAACGACGCGAACTGGGAAGCAACGATGGCTGACGCCACAAAGTCATCGTGGAAGGATGAGTATTTAATAATTCTCCTGACCCTGCCGCTGTGGCTTATTGGATGGGCTATTGCAATGGATGACCCGTCTATGCTCGAGAGAGTACATCAGGGCTTTGTTGCCCTACAAGAGTTACCAGAATTTTATCAGTACCTCCTATACACAGGGGTGCTTGCTAGTTTCGGCGTCAAGGGTGCCGATGCACTCATGAAGATGCGGAAGTAATTACGGAGCAATACAATGGCCACTTTTAATCAAGATGTCGGCAACAACGAAGGTATTAAGGACAAGGTCAAAGAGCAGGCCGGTTTAGGAGACAGTCCTGCCACTTTGCCTGAGGGGACAAAGTATGAGGCTACAGACATCGAGGTAAAAGACGATGAAATCTTGAAAGCCCCTGACAAACTAGAGGACGTGAACGTAACAACATCTCTGGCAAGCAGTGATAATCTTGAGATTGACAAGCCGGAAACACCAGAAATACCTACGGTAACTACGACGACGACAGCGGACGACGTCGATACAGCGACAGCCGCAACGGGGGAAGTTAGCCCAGAAGCAGTAGTCGAAGAGATACAAGGGGAAGTCTCACAAGAATCTATTGCAACTGCGGCAACAGCAGATCTCGATGTACGAGCCACAACTCAGTATCAGATATCTGAGCTATACAAGAGTCTCGACGAAGGGGATCAACTTCCTCCGTGGGCGGCACCTGCGGCACGTGCGGCAAATGCAGTAATGGCCTCTCGTGGTCTCGGTTCAAGCTCCGTAGCGGCCGCGGCGACAATACAAGCTCTCGCAGAATCAGCGTTACCTATTGCAAATGCTGACGCTCAACGCTATGCTGATATACAGATACAGAATTTAAACAACGAGCAACAAGCCGCCCTACAGAATGCCGCAACGTACGCGGCGATGGATCGTGCCAACTTAGATGCACGCATGACGGCGGCAGTCAACAATGCAAAGTCTTTCTTACAGATGGACCTCGCAAATCTGGACAACGAACAGCAAGCTCGTACCCTTACGTACAACGCAAAAATTCAAGCTCTCTTTACGGACGCCGCGGCTGAGAATGCCACAGCACAGTTCAACGCAAAGAACCAGATTCAAGTCGAGGAGTTCTTCGCCGAACTCGGCGTTCAGGTCGACAACGCAAACGCAAACCGTATGGCGGCGATGGAGCAGTTCAACGTTGACCAGAAGAACGCGATGGAACAGTTTACCGTACAGGCAAACAACCAACGCGAACAGTTTAACATCAACATGCAAGCGCAGATCGATCAGTCAAACGCGGCGTGGAGACGGGAAACAAACCTCGCAAACACTGCCGCACAAAACGAAGAGAATCGTGTCAATGCGGCAAACCTACTCGGTTTAACCACATCTGCTCAGAATGCTCTGTGGCAAAAGTACCGGGACGAAGTATCATGGGCGTTTCAGGTTTCAGAAAACGAAGCACAGCGGGCACACGCAGTCGGTATGTTGGCGATGCAAGAAAACTTCAACAAAGATGCGTACGAGCAAGAACTCGTGGACAACTTAGGTGTTCAGATGGGTAAGGCCGCACTTAACTGGGTATTCGGGGATTAAGAGAAAGCTATGGGACTTATTAAATCAATTTCAAAAGGCATCTCTAACATCGGTAAGGGTGTTACAAAAGTTGCTAAAAAAACTTTCAAGGAAACTAGTGACCTTGTCGAAGATGCGTGGGAAAACGACGCAGTAAAAGCCGCCGCAGTTATTGCCGGTGGATATTACGCCGCTCCGTATCTTGCATCAGCAGGTACTGCCGCGGCCAATTATATAGGTAACACATATCAAGGGTTTGTCGACGACGCCTTCGTAGCGGGGTACTCCCCAGACGCTTTAGGCGTTCTCCAATACGGAGCAAAGAGCTTTTACGATGCGGGGGTTGCGGCAAATAAAGTCGGCGGCATGCTCGGTGTCACAGGAGGTGGCGGAGATCCGGCTAGTTTAATCCCTAAGCGGACAGTAGCCAGCGGATCAAGTCAAGCGGATACAGCGTACGGTACATTTAAATCAACGGCGGCAAGCCTCGGAGTTAACGCGGATGTTGCGGCCGCTCTGGGTAAAGTTGCAAATACAGACATCCCGTCGATTAAGGGCGCAATGAATCAAGTAAGTCGGGTTGCGGGGATGGACCCGAATATCAGCTTTGGTGGCGCTCTCGGATCAATCGGGGTAAGGAGAGAGACAGGTGTTTCATAAATTCGATAAGGCTCCTCCGGGGCACTCGCTCACTCAGCCAAAGGGTAAGTGGGCGTGGGATAAACCTCCTGTATTCTCTGAGCCGATGCAAGCAGTCGACTTCGTTATTGGAAAGATGAAACAGCCGAGTACAGAGAAAGGATACATCAAGATGATGCTCGCAGGAGTTTCAATTGAAGACCTCACCCAGTCTGTTCTCATCGGCGGTTTTGCAAAAGGATTCTTCAGCCCAGATGTTGGCGCACTCATCCAGCCTTCTATCGCTATTTACCTTATGGGCGTAGCCGTCGACAACAACATTCCTGTACGCGTCTTCTCCGACACCAAAGAAGGTCTCGCAAAGTTTGACGAGGGCATGGATGATATGGAGCTTCTCGACGCTGTGCGCCTACAGAATCCTGAGATTTACAACACGATGCGTGAGCGGGAAATCGAGCAAGCTAAGAAGTCTCGGGCTCGTTCAGCAGGAATGTTGGGAGTTGCGGCACCCACAGGTCCTACACCAGATATGTTTGCAGGTCCAGAGGAAGGCCCTGAGATGGAGGAAGAAGCATGAGTTTTGTTCTCTCAGCACTTCTCGGAGCTACGACGCAGTTGAATGAAAACACTGCGGCGAAGAAAGCCGCGGAGATACAAAAGAAAAAGGATGAGCAGGCACTGGCTCTTAAAAAGGCAGAGTTAGAAGCGCAAGAAAAAAGAGAACTGGCTAAGGCTTCACTTACAGCAGGTATTTCTGCAAGCGAAAACGCCTCAAAGTACGCCATCAATGTTCAAGAGGCGGAAAATTGGAATGCAAAATACGGCCAAAACCCGCAGGCAAAAGTAGCCGTCGCAACAATGAGTGGGGTGGAGTTCGTCGAGCCTTTTGTTAAGAAAGACAAAGAAGACAAGCCAGACCCAATCAATAAGTATTCTCCCTTTGCCCATCTAATCGGCGACAACAAAGATATGGACGTTGTCGACTTTGCGGTAGATGGAAATTTGGATGGCTACTACAAGGGCCTGTCTACTGCTAAAACATCTCCTGTTCTCGGCAAAGATGTGTACGGATTTACGTACAAGGCAAAGGGCGGCACAGGGGATACCCGTAGTGATTCTGGGTTGCGAGCGATAACTGACTTTTTGTTTAGAGACGGCCACCTGAAAATCTTTCAACAGCAAGCTGAAAACGGCAAGCCTCAAAATTTAAACCGAGCAATTACACAACTGCAAATGTTCTGGCGTGATTACTCGACGTCTGAACAAGCAAAGATGAAAATCGACGAAAATGCGTATGTCATTCAATCAATAATTGACTACGATCCTATTTACGGAGAAGAACTTGCCGGTGCTAACGACACGTTTTTCGATGCAGTTGTTATGAGCACAATTAGCGATGCTGTCGAGATGGGAGCTAACGACGTACGAAGACACTTAGGTCTTCCTGTAAACGGGCCCACAGATTTCGATGATGAAACTGGACAATTAGTTGTTAGCACTGAAGACTACACTTCTCTGGGGTGGGCTGTAGACGAAAAGACAAAAGGGTACTCCTCAGATTTTAAATCGCAAGTAGCTAAGATTTCTAAAGACGGCGACATGAACGAGATTGAGGTATTCCAAACACTCAACTCAATGGGTTCTGAAGGTTCTCAACAGTTTATAAAAGCGTACACAGACTCACAGAAATGGTACAGCGAAAACACCCCGTATGTTGTGCAAGACGGTATGTTACAGCTAGACATGACTAACGTAGTCCCGCCGAATGCCACTCAGATCAACGAACTTCTAGCCAATTTTGATAACGACCCAAAGAAAAAAATGAAGCTCGTAAAAGCAATGTTCGGCGGATCGTTAGTAAATAAACTTCCGGGTAAATTTAAAGGCGGCAAAACAACTGCACAGCAGTTAATATCGCAGAATGTTACAAAGGAAGACATTCAAGATCATGCGAACCGTAGTCGCGCCGCAACCAACATCATAAATCAAGTGGACTTACTCACTGATCTCATCACAAAGCACGGTGTGAAAGGCGGCCTTTCCGCCGAGGTCCTAATGACCGTGCCGGGAATGATGAATCAATTTGAGGCAATACTAGACGCTGTCGACCTAAAGCCTTTTTCAGATGATTATCGCCCTCTCAATCCTCAGTTAGACATGGAAGCGAGACGCGATTTTAACAATCTTCGCGCCGACGTTAAGCGAGGGCTTCGCAGTGGCAACGTAGATGCTGAAAAGCTTTACAAAGCCGTGTCTCGAGCTTTGATGTACAGTGTTGCATCGATGCTTCAAGGCGGAGACTTCCGTAACATTTCTGACTACGACGTTCGTCTTGCAGGGGAACGTATGGGCGGAATCATGGGAATGATGGTCGACCTCGAAACGTCTTTACCAACTCTAGCGCAACTCCGAGAAGAAGCGGCCTTTATGAAGACAGTATCTGATGGGTTTGCAACAGGAGATATGGGAGATATTGCCGCGGCCGCTTACCTCTTTAACCAGAGAGGCTCGTTCAGAATGACTGCGGAAAGTTTCCTTGACATCGAATATGGATCAGGTTCTGGAATGTCAAGCCGTTCACCTTCGCCGTCTCCCACTCTGACGCCACTAGATCCGCAGATACGTCAAACAGCACCTGACTCTGCTGTCCCGACCGTTCGATAAAACAGGAAAATTCATGGCTGATTTAAACGCACAAATGGATGCTCTAACTCTCGGAACAACTGACGAGGAAGACAAAAAGGCCGCGGGCATAACTGAAGTCAGTACAGACCCTATTACTCAAGACGATTACGACAATCTTCAGACTGTGCAAGATATGATCGATGAGGGTCTGCAACAGCCTGTCAAGACAGCGGGGGTTACCGTCAACGAAATGCCTGAAGGTCCAATAATGGATCGCGGCGAAATCCCCGGATTCGGTATCGCAACAGGGTTTGAGACAGAGCGTGAAGTCCCCGGTGCGGCCGGGGAAGCGATGCTGGACTTCTCCTTAAATACTCCTGAAAACAACAGGGCTATATACCAGCGGTACTGGGAACCGTACGGTAAAGGCGACGACACAGCAATCCGTACAGACTTAGAAAATGCAATCGGATTCCGCACGGGCATTATTGACACTAGCGTTAACCCTACATCAGGAAGAAAGATTTACGACGTCTTTGGGGATCGGCGTTCCGGGTACTTTCCCTCTGACGCAAACTACGAAGAGAAAGCACGCATTGCGGCAAAAGCTGGAGCAACAGATCTCGTGTTTGCAGGAGACAAAGACGCACAGGGACGTCCGATAAACCTCGAATTTAAACCAGTGCCAGCGGTACAAGAGCTTCGTTACTTTGAATCAGAGTACGCAAAGTCCTCCGGATCGATTGAAGCTATAACAGATGCTGTTGGACTCTCAGATGTAGGTATTCCATTTACTGATGCAACAATCGGTGGTGTCGCACGCTCACTCCCTGATTTAGTTCTGTTGGGAGCAGAGGCAAAAGCTGGTAAGTTTATCAAGTTCATGGACCGTACGGGATACGTTAACCCCTACATCCTCCGAGATCTCGCCTTCGCACAGGCATCAGGTAACCTCGACGCTATGCGTAAAGCAGGCCGAGCTAGTGACACGATGATTGCTCTCGTAAACCTTTCGGTGGGTATGTATGACTACTTTACCAGCGAAGAAAACGATGACGTTATGGTTGAGGGTGAAGACGGTAAGAAGCGTATTGACTTCGAGAAGTTTCCAATGGCGGCTAACCGCCTCGCAAAGAACTACAACATTCCTATCGAGCAGGCAGAATCAGCACTGCTCTTCTCCCCTGATTTGCTGACTCGTACAACCGATGTTGCGCCTGAAATTATGATCGACATGGGGATTGCTGGTGTCGTACGTACAGCACTAGCAAAACGAGGATACGCACAATTCCACAAGTGGCTGAAGACACAGGACCAGTGGGGCAACCCTACATCGATGGAAGCCGCTGTTAAAGCAAGTAAGAAGAGCGTGGGGGATATCCTATCCACGTATCTTGAAAAACAAGTTAATCTGTACCCCGTCAAAGCTCTCAACAACTGGGCACGTGCAGGCAAGATTGATGATCTCGATATCTGGTCGTCATTTAAAATGGCCGGCTCCACAAATTACCGCGAGCAAGTCATGGGTAAGCAGATTGAGTCTGCTGGCAAGGAAGTCGAAACAGCACGTAAGATACTTACAGAAACAAAGAACAAAGCCGGCGTGACTCCCGACGAATTAGCTAAGGCACAACAGCGGGTAACGCGAGCAGAGGAAAGGATCCGCCGCATTGATGCGGAGATGAAAGTCCCACCATATGTAAAGCAACTCGTAAAAGAGAGCACTGTAGGTATTGGGGGCGCGGCCTTTATGGGCCAGATTGCGCAGGACGCTGGTGTTACCAGCCCAATCGGCCTGACGCTGACAGAAGTTGGAGGCACCCTCACTGCCGCTATGGCACCGGGAGTCGTAGAAAAGGTGTACAGACCACCTGTTGTCTTAACCGTAACTGCTTTAAATGTTCTAAAAAGAATGATATTTGGCGGCGGAAATGTGGGCGATGCATCCAAAATACCGCGGGAAGCAAGAGAATGGTTCTCTACGCTACGTAAGCTCGAGCCAGAAGATTACGAGAATGTTGTAGCAGTGATTGAGCGAGGAGACGAAGTACTATCTCGCATCTTGAACATCACAGATCCGGGCACTGGAAGACCTCTTGTCGACCCCAATGAAGTTGGCTTTACTACGGCAGAACTCATTAACATCCCGTTGCTCCGGGTGCATCAACAGGCTCTCGGTCAGGCTATAAAACTGGGAGATATTGCGGGATTTAACAAGACGTTTCAGGACATAAGCAAACTGATCGTACAGGAACGTAACTCAGTCGATTCGCTTGCAAGGGCGCTCGACAGACTCTCTATCTACGAAGATCCGTCTTACGCAGAGCGATACCCTGAACTCGCAGAATATGTAACAGACTTGCGTAAGCTACAAGGCGAGATGGACGCAGACTTAACACTACGTCAGGCACAGCTAACACAGATGGCTGAAGATCAGGCGATGCATGCTCAATTGTATCTCTCGGGACAGAAGATTCAAGCTCTGCCCGGAGGCGGCTACCGCGTACCTAACTACGAAGTTGCATTCAACACAGCAGACGACATGCGCACAGCAGAGATGATTGCGCAGGGAGCAGACCCGGACGACATCCTCAATGCACAGAGTCAGGCGGTTGGTGATCGTTTGACTGCGCTGTTGAAAGTTGCTGAAGATATGCGACTACTTAACGGAACAAAGAACGGTGACCCCTCCCTAACGATGTCTGGTATCTTCCATGCTCTGGGTAAAAAACGAGCCGCACGCATTGATAAAATGTACCGGAAGTGGGAGACGAATGCTCCTGAAGACACGTACATGGACGGTCGAGTTCTCTGGGAAGACATCAATACAAAAGGGGGCGCAGACCTCGGCGACCCACGGCTTCAAAACATCGGACTTCAACCGTCTCCTCTACAGGGGGTCGGCCCAAATGTTAAGAGAGCCTATGGAGTTACCCTAAGCACACAGGAGCGGGCGGCACTCAACGAACTATTCGGAAAGGGCGCACAACTCGAGATGAAGTTCTGGCGGACCAGTCTCGGAGACGAAACCTTTGACAAGATCATGGAAGCGGCGGATGTCCCAGAGGATGCGATGCCGTTTGACAAGTGGCTGGGCTTACAAGATTTCTTAAAAACAGCAACCGAAGAGACCCTCGAAGCGTCTGGGCTTGCTGGTAAAGTATCTGTTGAGCAAGCTAAAGAGGTGGCGGCTAAGTTGTCCCTCCCGATTTCTCCTCGCGAGATGCGGCTGGTTGGTTCCGCGATGGGTAACCGCGCGTTTGAGAAGGCTCGTAGCTCTCGGCCGCAGGGGGCAATTGAGTCGGCGAGAACCAGAGAAAACTTCCTCGCTGTTTCCGAAGATGAAAACCTCGGGTTCCGTAAAGACTTCTTTAATTTTGTAGAAAATGAAGACGGTACATTCTCTCGTGGATCACCTGTAGGTAAAGAACTGACAGATAGTTTACGGGGAATAAACACTGACTTTAAGCATAACGAGATCGACAGAATCCGCCGCGACGAAGTCCTGAGTAAGTGGAGTATGACGCAAGAGCGTATTCGTCTCGGACAAGATTCAGACCTTGCAGAGCTAGACTTCCGCGACGGTGAGGGGCCGTCTTTCTGGTACGACACACTATTCTCTGGTGTCAAGGCAGACATGACCGGGGCACAAGTTAACGCGGTGTTTGATCAGAAAGTCGCGAAAGCGTTCGATGGAAGACGAGTAGGAGACCAATACCTTCTGGATGCGGCTAACAAAGAAGCGGTCGACGGATTGCGGGCAACTCTTATTCCGTATCTCAGACAACGCATGGCCAGAACACCGGGGGCTATTAACTTCCTTAACAGCATTGACAAGGGCACGACACCCGAAGATACGGTGCGCTACTTAGAGAAACTGTTTGCAGAAGACCCTACGAAGCTTGCCGAAGGTCTCGTCTTTCTAGATGACCCTATATTCGACGCCGCCGCAGGTCTGATGGTACATACATTCGACGACGCGGGTAACATCATTAAGATGGAACCCCTCATTGATCTCGACGAGATCTTCGACATGATTAGCTTCAAGAACTTGCGCTCAGTGAACAAGCAGGTTGCGGAGTTAGCAGATGAAACTGGAGCACGTATCATCGACATGAAGGCCACACTAAAATCTGAAGCAAGTCGCAGGTTTTCTGTGGAGAACAGCGATAAGATATCCGCGTCAAACTTTGCACAGCGTTTCGGGTACGGTGCAGAGGGGGATAAGCAACTCTACGATTTAGTTATCGCAGGAGACGGTCTTCCTGTCTTAGATGAACTAAGAGAAGCGCACATCAAACGCGTGTACAACGAGGCAAAACTTGCGGGACGCACTGACTTAGATCAGGTAATTATGTGGGCAGAGGAAGGCTTTAACAACTACGTTAAACGCTCTGTGTCTCGGCACATAAACAACGTAGCGACAGGCCCCGGAACATCAGGAGAGATTGTCACTGTAGCCGAAGGTGCTAGACGAGCACAGACTATCGACTCACGTAAACTGGTGGATCTCGTTGGTGATGCCAACGGTTCAGAGACGCAACGAATTGCCGCGGCCAACCTCGAACTCGTACTGGGCAAAGAACACTACGACGATGTTAAGGCAATTACCGATTACCTCGCGCGTAAAAACGAGGTATACGACAACGTAAATATTACCGGGGAAGCCCGTTCACTCTCTATCGAGTCGTGGTTGTCACGTGTGTACTCTATCGCTCGGGGAGTAGTGTCTACACGCTACGTAATCTCCGAGGCTCTTATCCAGAGCACTCGACTCGCAAGTCAATCAGCATTTGCAAAAGCAGTAGCTAATCCTGAGATTGCGCGACACATCGCAGAGATTGTACGCACTGGTAAAATTCCAACCGGTAAAGAAGCACGACGCTTTGAAGAAGCAATGATTACATCAATCGCACGCGGATTCAGAGAGAACGAAGAAGAAGACGATATTCCAATGGACTATCCTTTTGACGAACCATTAGATGTTCAACAAGTACGAGGACTACAGTAATGAAAATGTATAGCAACGAAGGCCGCAAACCGATGATGGCAGGCGGTGATACCCGTAAAAAAATGATGTATGGCGGGGATACTCGTAAGAAACGAGAGTCTGGAACTCCTTCCGGTACTATGGGGGAAAGAGCAAATAAAATGACCGCAGAAAGACGCGAAACCTTAATGCGACAGATTGGTCAGATGGAACGAGCACTCGAAGAGAAGAAGCTATCTCCTGAAGTGTTGCAACAGATGCGTGAAGAATTAGAAATGAAGCGGGCACAATTAGAAGGATCTCCTACTCCGGGCCGCATGAACGTCGACAGATAATAACAATAATTAATACCAGAAGACTTAGCCCCGGCCCCGCCGGGGTTTTTTTATGTGTCGCGGGCGTTATCTTCCATCCGGTTCTCGAGTAGTCGGAAGTAGTCTAAAACAACGCGGCTGATCTTGTGGCCCAACTGTGGGTCTCCCAGCTTACGCATAACGGACTCGAATTGCGCAGTGTCAATACGATCCACTTCTACTTCTAAGTTGGCGTCGCGATTGAGATCGATGGTGAAGGTGAGTAATCTTGTTCTATTTTCCATAATTCACTTATCGGTAGGTTGTAGCAGTCTGCCTTGACTGTGTAATTATTACTCTCGTCCCTATCGCCCTTTTTCAGCCTGACGGCTCTCGCAAAATATTCTTCCTTCGTAATCTGACCTAAGAGCCACGCCTTCGTCAGATTTTTCATCACACGTACAAATATATACCGGTCGCAGTTTTGATGCAACCCGTGTGAGATAATTGAGCATTCGTAAAAGTCGCGGGGTTCACTGGTACAGAGCTTCGTCTTTACGTCGATGCGAATCCCATTGTTGGTGTAGAGATCATAATCTTTGGTGTTACCCTCAAGGTAACCGAACATGTCTCTAATGAGGATTTCGCCGAGCATGCCGGCTGTGTTGCCGGCACCTCGTTGAATACTTCCTTGTAGGCTTCCGAGTCGGCTCGCCTTGAAACGAGCCTCTTTCTTCTGTGAGTCAGTCGGAATTACTTCGATCATACGGTTTCCTAAATCTTAGTTTATTCCGTAAATCGTATATCATCTTTCGAGCGGCATCAAGCAACTCTGCATTTCCTATCGTTGGATTTTCTCGCGCCGCATCGGCATTTAGTTTGAGTCTGTCTAACATAGTCTTCACTTGCTTGTCTGTCATTAAGCCGCTTCCTCCACTTTGGTTGGTTCCTCCGTTGACCAGCCCCAGTCTCCTGCCATTCCATCGGCATTGTAATCGGTCACAGTACCCTCAAAGAAATTTTTGTGGGACGCGCCATTGATAATCCAATCGAGCCACGGGAGAGGGTTCTCCTTGACCTTCCAGTTACCTTTGAGTCCGAGCATGATCAAGCGTCGATCCGCAAGGTAACGAATATATTGCTTAATCTCTTCCGGCGTGACGCCTTCCACTTTACCCATCTCAAACGCGTTATCAATAACCTTGTCTTCCAACGCCACGCCAGTACGGAACATGTCGTAGATATTCTTTTTGAAGTCGTCTGTAACGACTCGAGGATGCTCTTCACAAAACTCCCTAAACAACTTAACCATACCTTCGCAGTGCATCGACTCGTCCCGAATAGACCACTCGACAACCTCACACATACCCCGCATCTTTCCATAACGCTGGTAGTTGAGCAACATTGCAAAGGCTGAGAACAATGACATGCCCTCATTCATTACTGATCGTGCAATCGCCATAGCTGTCCCTTGATGGCTGTGCATATCAATATCACCCATGAAGTCTACCTTCGATTTCATGGCCTCAAACTCTAAAAACGCAGAGAACTCTGACTCAGGAAGTCCGAGGGTGTCGTTGAGTAACGCGTAAGACCGCTGATGTACAAACTCCCGGTTTGCGAACGACGATAGCATCGCGCGAACCTCGTTGTTTTTAAACTTCGGGATGTAGTACTCGAGGTAGTTCCTGCCGACTTGAACGTCAGATTGCGTGAACAATTTTAAAATCTGAGTGATGTGGTGCTTCTCTTCAGCAGTCAGTTTACCGCCCTGCCATTGAGCCACGTCTTCTTGCAGTTTTGCCTCCCATTCACCCCAGTGGACCTTTTCATGAGAAACTGCATACTCGACAGCCCACGGATATTTAAATGGCTTGTAAACCTTTGATTCTTCTAGTAAAGACATCGTAAGTCCTTTCGTTATTCGTCGGAAAAAAAGGGCCCCGAAGAGCCCGCAAAGTGCCGGGGATCAGCCGGCGGGGGAGAAATTCATTACCCCACTACTTAATATTAGTCATCTCCATCGAGGCCGTCAAGCTGTTTCATTTTCAATTCCAACTGTAATAGCTTCCAATTGAGATCATCAGCCTTGTCAAATTTTCGCTTGACAGACGCTTTTAAGATTCGATGGTATATGCGCAACATTTTCTGTTTTATTTTTTTTAGTGTCATTTTTAATCATCCTCCTGACAACCATGTAGCTCCGTGTAGAGCATGTCTAATCCAGAGTGGCACATAGGGCATAGGGATATCGGTAAAACCCCGAGGAAGCCCGTTATGCCGCCTTCTAGCTGTACGTCAAACTCACAGTCACAGACAGAACAGGTGTACTCGTTGCCTTCGTAGTACTGGTGCATACTCTACCCGTGACAACTCAGGCATTCTTCCGCATCTTGTAGAGCGACTCTCTCAACTGCGACTCCAACTTTATCCGCTTCGACTCCCGCATCTGTGCGTAGGTAGTACAAAGACTTGAGCTTAGACTTCCACGCCCGAAGGTGTACCGAATTAACATAAGATGCCGGCGAACCCGCAGGGAAAAATAGGTTGACGGACTGAGCTTGACAGATGTAGGGTTGGCGAGCACTCGCGTGGTCAACGACGGCTCCTTGGTCAATCTCGTACGCCGTTTTAAAAACATCCCTCTGCTCGTCGGACAGGAACTCCATGTGCTGAACTGACCCTTGAGCATTAACGATACTTTTCCACGTCTCCTGATCATTTTTTCCCAGAGCATCTAAGACCCCCTCGAGGTATGGGTTTTTGACGAGATGAGCGCCAGCACGAGTACGATGGGTATAAGCATTAGACTTAGTAGGCTCAACACTAGCACTACAGCCGCAGATAATAGAAGAATTAGCGTTTGGAGCGATAGCGAAAAGGTGAGCGTTACGACGTCCCGTACCAGCCATATCAGGTGCCTCTCCCCTCTCTTTACCCAGACGCAAACTTTCCGCATGAGCCTGCGCATGCATGTCGGAAAATATTCTTTGGTTTGCAAACTTTGCACTAATGCTCTCCCACGGGAGATCGTTCTTCTGCAAATACCCATGCCAGCCCATTGCTCCTAAGCCGATTGACCTTTCGCATTTAGCTGAGTAAACAGCTTTTGAAAGTTCTGCTGGTGCATTTCTGATAAAGAATTCAAGGACGTTGTCCAAGAGTCGTACAAGGTCTCCAACCATTCCTGATTCTTTCCAGTCATCATACTTTTCGAGGTTGACGCTGGAGAGACAGCAAACTGCTGTACGTTCTTCAGATGTAGGGAGAGTGATTTCAGAGCATAGGTTAGACCCTCTAATTGTGAGTCCACGCTCTTTTTGAGAATCTGGTAACCGTCGGTTGGATTCATCGATGAAGTGTAAGTAAGGTGAGCCAGTTCTGAACCGAGCTTCAAGTATTCTCTGCCACAGGTTTCTAGCTGGGATTGAATCTCTGACAGATCCGTCATGAGGGTCTCGTAATTGCCATTCTGTTCCATTTTCTACCGCCTCCATAAAAGCGTCTGTAATGTTTACGGCGTTAAACAGATTGAAACATTTTCTGTTTATGTCGCCGCCTGTTGGTACTTTAAAGTTAATGAACTCGATAATGTCCGGATGAGACACATCGATGTATGCGGCATAGGAACCTTTACGCGTGCGCCCCTGCTTCCACGCTGTCATACCGGAGTCGACAACTTTCATGAAAGGGATGGGGCCCGGAGCCTTTTCACTTATTCCTCGTACATCAGACCAGTGACCGCCGACTCCACCTCCTTTGACAGATAGCCATGCGACTTCGCTATTGTGAGAAATAAGGGAGTCCAGATTGTCACCAACATAAGTAAGAAAGCAACTGATAGGAAGACCTTTGGCTGATTCGTCATCTCTAGGTGCGTTAGATAGTACCGGAGAAGCAAACATAAACCAACGCTTGCTAGCATAGTCATAAATGCGTTGAGCAAAAGCATAATCACCCTCACAATAAGCTAAGGCCGCCCGTGCAAAAGCCTCCTGTGGGCTCGACTCGTCGGGAAGCATGTAATAATCAGTAAGTAACTTCAAGGCTTGTGCCGAGAAATCTTCGTCTCGTGAATAGTCGATGGCAATTTTGCCACAGTACATCGCTTCCATATTATTGCAGTTCCTTTATTAAGCGTTCAACATACCACTTGCATTTACTCGCGTTAATTGCAGGGGTATCTTTTTTGTGCAACCGCAATAGATATTTTATTGCAGTGCAACGTAAATGTCCAGTAAATTCTTCATCTGAGCAAAAAGCACGCATTACTTCGATGGCTTCGAGTGTGTCGGTCTTGTAATGTTCGGGGTTAATCGGGTCACTCATTGCAGAATATTTCCAAAGTCAGCTTTGATAACGTTACCTTCCATCCCTCGGATTCGTTTCTTGTGCTCTTCCTTTAGCTCTTCTTCTGGGACGATTTCACCCAGCGTTTCCAGCGTAACCCTTTCCAGTCCCATTTCATATACATCGTCGAAGTGCTCGTGTACCGCACCCAGTAGCCCTTGAAGAATGACATAAGTTGGATCAACAAAATTTCCATCTTCATCCTCGCCTCTAAAATCTTTAGTTGCATAAGCGCGGACAGCAAAACCATTCGTGTCTTCATCTTCATCTTCTTGTGGCTCCAATACAATGTAGTAACGCCCTTTCAATAGCCCCGCTTGTTCGAGAGCTATCAACTTTTCTTCGTCGAGTACTAAGTCTGTCATTCTTTTTTCTCCTCCAACCAATCGGTTGGTATCGCACCATCTGCCCACACAATTCCGTGTCGATCACACCATGAGCCGTAGGTCGTTTTACTTGATCTATTCAACTTGTTTGACGCTCTCAAGAACAACATCCGTATGTCAAGAAAGGGGTTATCCCGTATGACAAGCAACATCTTCTGCCGGTCCGCAGGACTAAAAAACCCTTTAGCCTCGACGTAAATATCAGAGGCAGGCAGATAAAAGTCAGGGGTATACGTCTTAGGTTTCGGATAGTACGTAAACTTGTGCTTCTCGTACTCGAACGTTATTCCTTGTTCCGCCAACTTCTTTGCGATGTTAAGCTCAAAGTCAGAACGAAACCGGTGTCGCATACCTCTCATAGAGTTACAAATCCCGCTACTGAGTTAGTGATACGTGTGTGTATTTTTGGGGATGTCGTCTCTAGTTTTTCGAGAGCAATAGTGTACTCGTCACCCGGAAACAAAACTACTCGCCCCATATTGATTGTGTTTGATATAGCAGTTATCTCAGCAATGTTCACCTTGTTGTCTCGTTCCCACGTAGTGTGAGATAGAGGCTCGCCAATGTGTTGCCACATGGTCAACGGAAGGCAACGCTCGAAGTTGCGGGCCCACCGTGTCCACGGATCTCCGCCGGTCTTGTCAGCGGATTCTATGTAAACTGCATACGCATTTTCGTTTAGGTAGAGAGCTTGTCGGTCAATCTTCCGGGTCATTAATAGGGGCATCCGTATCCTCCACAACAACTCTACGTACCGTCGCCAGTCCCTCTGCCTTTACACCTAACCCGTAGTCTTGACAGTCTATCTGGCAGAATACCCGTCCGCGTTTGTAGGTCATGTCTCCGACCTGATAGATTGTGTTGTGTAAAAGATTTTCCGCCATTGGTCGAAGTTGGTCGAGTACCATCGAATTATGCCGCTCTACATCATGCTCAATTCGGTGACGAAGCTGAATGATCTTTCCTTGAAGATCAACAAGTTTTTTTACGTCCTTACCGTTCATAGTTCTTTTACCTTAATTTTTTCGTACCACGCCAGAGGTTTAATCCGAGCTTTGGAGGTTACCTTAGGGTGTAGTTGGGCTTTAGGCCAGCATAAACTACGATGTCCGCACATTGAGCACAGCTTCGGAAGCAACGTATTGCCAGTTTTCAACACCTTTCCATCACGACGGTAAGTCTCGGGTTCAGCTTTGAACAGTTTCTTGAAGGGACTATCCCCTGTCAACGCTTTAACCTTACTAGCCGCCTCCTTGAGGCATTCCTCTCTGTCTTCAGACTGTTCGTCTGGAGCAGGTACAAACTCAATTTGACCAGAAGATTTATCTACAACAATCCACCCGCCAAAGGGTAGGTCGTTAGCTTCTGCATACAGGTGACCTTGCATGACGTAACCAAAGGGGTCATCCTCTTTGATCCCGTGATATCCCTTCCCAAATTTTTGAGAGAAAGAATACGGGCTCGCAGACTTGATGTCCCAGACTTTGATTCCGTCAACAGGGTCATCGAGGATTACGTCGAGGGTGCCTTTGACTTCCGTGTCAGAGAGGGTCAACTTGCAAGGCTTCTGGCTGTCAACAATCTGAACACCCGCACCTTTTAAGATGGCCATCACAGCGGCCTCGACTAAATCCCCAATGAAAAAGCGCAGGAGCAAGTTGTACTCGCGTTCTTCGACGTGACCTTCCTTGTCTAAGATCTGTTGACAGATGGGCCGCCCCAGACCTGACATGCGAAGACGCCAGTTGGTATCTTTTTCCGTGAACTGTTTGTTGATCGCCTCCTTACAATCGTTCAGGAACTCGTCTACCACATTCTCGGGGAGGGAGGCTGATCCTTCAATCGCCCTCTGCAAAAATGTTTTTACTTGCTCGTGCGCAAACATTATGCGAAGTCCGCGCTAAGGTCTTTTTCCGAATCAGTCGCGTTGGCTTTCGCCGCTTCACGATACTGCTCAAGAATAACGTTGTTAGACGCTTTGATAGTCTCGAAGAAAGACTTCATGACTTCGACAGTGTCTTCGTTCATCTTCACTGTGTCCGATTCAGTGAATACTGGCACGAAGTATGTGACGCTACCTTGCTTCTTACGAGAAGTAGAGAGTGTGAACTCAACTTCGTTCATCAGCCTTTTCTTCTGCGTAATCTTTTCGATTGCTTCACGCGCAGGTCGGAAACCAGAACGCTTGAAGTACGACATCACTGGGTAGTTTTCAATCGTAACTTCAGTTCCGTCTGCGGTTGCTCCTTTCAGTGAGATCAGAGCGTAGAACACCTGATTACAGGTCGCGGCACGTGATGCCAAAACCTTCGGGTGATCCTGTCCGAGAGCTTCCTCGTCAGACTTTGTCAAGCGGCCGCACTTCTGACCACCATCCGTATCAGGGAACTGGTGATTGAGGCTCGGTGCTTGCACAGAACGACAAGCGAACTTGCCTTCTTCAGCATCCCACGTACTCCATTCATAAGTACGCACGAGGGGCCGGAACGTAACATCGTCCGCGTACACAAATTCACCATTGTAGTAAACTTTCCATGCACCCTTCTTGAGTGTTAGTCCTTCGTCTGTCTCTGTCTCGTAATTAATGTTGAGACGGGACAGTCCTTGTTTAGGAGTATCATCCTCTGTTTGTCCAGACAGAGCCATAAGCTCTGCCGAGTTACCAGACTCTACAGCCTGCATCATGCTATCGAAAGCATCGTTGATTGCTAGTTCGCCCATTACGTCCTTCCTATTCAACGTGAACAACTTGAGTCTCCAACCAGTTGGGACCCATCTTAATTTCCAACCCGATTGGCATGTCATAAGATATACCATACCGACGTTGGCATTCACTCGGTAGAGAAGCCATTGCCTCTGCTACGAGACTTATTACAGTATCCTCCTCACCGGGGAATACGTCAAGCACTATACTATCATGCACCGTATTACAGATAACACTTTTTAATTCTTTACTTTTCATAGAGTTAGAGAGATATACTAACGCTATCGGTAAGAGGTCGCCGGTCGCAAACCCCTGCACAGGGTAATTGCATATCGCAGTACGATTGGTTGCGGTGCCCCACTCAGTCCACTTCGTTCCCGGAAATGCGTACTCCCTCCCTGATGGCAGAGTAATAAATCCTTTTGTCACAGCATCCTTTTGCAACACGTTATGCCAATCTGTCACGCCAGCATACTTCTCTTTAAAAGCCCGGTAGTATCGCTGTTGATCAGGAGTACCTGTCGTGCCCCCGTAAAGAGGTTTAAATGTGTGTGCTTTAGCATCTTGCCGCGAACACCCAATAATCTCAGCAGTAACACTGTGTACATCAGTCTTGTTCTCCACGTCATAGTAGATGTGCGGGTCGCTAGACAAGTACCCTGCGACACGGAACTCCAACTGTGAGTAGTCCGCCTCTAAGATTTGTCCTCCCTCAAAACGAGAGACCATTGCCCGTCTAATAGCAAACGTAGACCCTCGCGGCATATTTTGGAAGTTGGGGTTACGAGAGCTAAGTCGTCCTGTAGCTGTGACACATTGCATAAAATCGGGATGGACGATGTCGTCTCCGTCTCTGTTGTTTTTAAGTCCTTCGACAAAAGTTGAGAGATAAGTTCGTAGTGCATTGTATCGGGAGTAAGACTCTGCAAACTCTCGTGCGGTACCAGAAAGCTCATCGAGACGGTCCCCGAGTGTCGTGTGGTCGGTCTTGAATCCTGCCGATGCGGTGTCCCACGAGTCGCGCGGGATAATTTTGAAACCGGCGATTTCCGATGTGTTCTCATATACTACACCTTGACCGCCGCACTCCTTGCAGATCCGCCGGCTCTTTGATGGGTTGCCATCTTTTTTGATGGGGTAATAGTGGCCGACACCAGAGCACGTGTAGCATCGTTTTGCACGAGTCTTGTACAAGATCTCTGTCTGACCGCGGACGATACGATTGAACTCTTCCTTTGCATATCGCTTACGTTGTTTCGGCTTGCGTGTTGATCCACGAACCTCACTGCCGAGGTTAAATGTCGCGGCCCATTTTTTTTTGTCATTTACTTTTCTTGAGTAGAAAAGCATTGACCGGTCGTCGGCAGATGACAGATTGACAGGAGTGTCCCCCATCGCATGCTCTGCCATCGCCTGAAGTTTTGATCCTAACTCATTGAATTCATTTAAGTATTCTTCCTCAATGCTACTGAGGACAACTGGGTCGATCTTGATACCTGTCCTCTCGAGGTTCGCAAGGACGTCCGTCATCTCCAACGACAGGCGCAGGGTGTTCAATAATTTCGATGCCATAGGCTTTAATCTCCTTCAAAAGGGATTGTGAGAATATCTCACCATGTCGGACTGAGTCCATTCC